TCCGAAAGGCCCAGCAAAAGCTATTACCAACACCACCAAGGAATGATAGACAAACGAAGCGAAAGCAACATAAGCACCTATGAGTCGAAAAAGGCCGCCGTCCGCTCCCACATAGGGAGCCGAACGGCGGCCTGCCTTCTTATTCTTTATTCTTTTTTAAGCCTCAGTGTTCGAACCACACCAGACCACAAATCTGGCAGGGCGCATCTTCAAAATGTCGCCGCTCGTTGGGTAAAACTGAAATTTTGAAAAATCGAGTTTTTGCAACTTTTTCATTCTAAAAGTGGCGTATTATATGCGAAAACGCCGCACTTTCGTGCGGCGTTTTCGGCGTTGCATCTTTCATCAACACATTTTGGAGCTGCTGGGCAGATTCGAACTGCCGACCTCATCCTTACCAACTGATTGAGGGCCTTCCAACCCTTAATTTTTAACACTTTCCAGTCCTATTTGCTCTGAAAATATGAACTATTCCGTCTTCTTGTGTCCATTATTTCCGCCCGCTCGTTTCCTCGTGTGGGTCAGGGTGTGGGTCAATCAAAGAACACTTTAATGGTATATGATAGATGCCTTTTGCGATCAACTCAGATTTTGCGTAGCAGTAAACAAAAAAGCGTCTACCCCAAATGCCAAACCCGTCACATCACGCTTTCATTAGACAAACTGGTTTTCAAATGCTATAATTTAATAAAATTGTTGTAGGTTTATGCTTGATGAACACATTGCATCAAGCAAGTAGAACAGAACCGTAAAAAACGGAGGAATTATAATGGATACAGCAGGTCTTGTGCTCGAACTGCTGAAACAGAAATGCACGATTACTCCTTTAGAGCAGGACATTCTCGATACATACCATGAGTTGAGCAAAAATCCTTTTAGCCGAGACTCTGCAATCAAAAAGATTACTGAAAACAACATAAATCACCCTGATATTTTCATGGCAATAGCCACAAGTCCCACTACAGTGCTGAAACCTTGGAATACTGTTCCGGATGAAGATGTATGCTCTAACCTGACGAGCCAGTTTGAATCATTGGTAAAAAAGGAGTTGGAGGTGTTGAAGGGTGGCCAATAAGCTGGAACTGACATGGTATGGCAAGGACGAACCTATTAAAGTGGAACCGCGTCTGCTGATTGAAAACACGGCGCTGTCCAATACCGCCTTTGACTCTAACACGGAGAATATGCTGATTCACGGGGACAATCTCCTTGCCTTAAAAGCATTAGAGAAAAAGTTTGCCGGGCAGGTAAAGTGTATCTATATTGACCCACCGTATAACACTGGTTCGGCGTTTGAAAAATATGATGACAATATGGAACATAGCATTTGGCTGAGCCTGATGAAAGCACGACTTGAAATTTTACGCCTATTACTCCACATAAACGGGACAATATGGATGCGAAACTTTTTTCCACTCGTTATGACCATACCCTTGTTTATGCGAGAAATATTGAACAAGTTTTGATTAACCAAGTTAAAACAGATGAGATTCCCGAACACTACAATAGGAAAGATGGGAATGGCCGGCAATATTATTTAAAGCCGCTTAGAGCAATGGGGAAAAATGATGCCCGGGAAGCTCGTCCAAATTTGTACTATGCCATGATTGCGCCCGATGGAACAGAAGTGTATCCTATTCGCACAGATGGTAGTGATGGCAATTGGCGTTGGTCTCAGGAGAAAGTTCGGGCAAATCCAGACTTAATCGAGTGGGTCAATGGTAGAAACGGATGGTCACCATACTATAAGATTTATGCAGACGAACATTCCTCTCGCCCGCCTGAAACTCTATGGAGTTTCCAATTTGCGGGCAGTAACAGAAATGCAAAAGCTGAAATAAAAGCCTTGTTTGAAGGCGATAAATCTTTTGACACGCCGAAGCCTGAGAGACTTGCAGAGGTTATTCTTGGCATTGGCTCTAACCCCGGCGACCTTGTGCTGGACAGTTTTCTCGGTTCCGGTACCACCGCCGCTGTTGCCCACAAGATGGGCCGCCGGTATATCGGCGTTGAGATGGGCGACCATGCCTACACCCACTGCAAACTGCGGCTGGACAAGGTGATTGCCGGTGAGGATAACGGCGGCATTACAAAGTCCCAAAACTGGCAAGGCGGCGGAGGCTACCGCTTCTACGAGCTGGCCCCCACGCTCATCAATGAAGACGCTTTCGGAGAGGCGGTCATCAATCCAGATTACAGCGCCGACGCATTAGCGGCGGCAGTCGCCTTACATGAAGGCTTTACCTATGCTGCATTTCCTGGCCAGCTATCCCGGGCAGGTATTTACACGGGAACAGCTCTATACCCGGATCTGGGGATGCGACAGCGATTTCAATGTGGATGAGTCGGTGCGCTCTCACATCAAGTTTCTGCGGAGAAAACTGGCTTCCTCCGGCAAAGACTACATCCAGACCGTCTGGGGGATCGGCTACCGCTTCGCGCCGTAGAGGCAGGACACAGCATCAAAAATTGCCCTGTGGTAAACAAAAGGGAGGATGATTTATTGGCGGGCAGATGGATCTGTGCGGGATACTACCGGCGCTATGACGGCAAGGTCGTCTATGTCATTTCCCTGGCCACGGACTCCGACAACGGCGAGGAAACGGTCATCTGGACCACCTACCCCTTCGCGGATGTCCCCAGGTACTACACCTCCAACAAAAAGTCTTTTTGTGCTTTTGTGGAGGTGAGCGGGGAGAGACGGGCCAAGTACAAGCGGCTGACCAACATGAAGATCTCAGAGGCCGCCATCGAGCGGTTGGAGGATGAGGGATTCCGGGGGCCGGTGCGCAAAAGTCCGCCCCGGCAGATGGATGAAGAATATGACTCCCGAGAGTATCAGCAGGCCGCCAACTACCACGCATACGCCAAGGAGCTCTGCGAGAACTACAGCTTCGATTCGCAAAAGTATCGCTTTTGTGTAAACCAAAAGCGGTATGCTGCCATTACCAAAAGCGATTTCGGTAAACTGAAGGAAGATTTGTGTTTTCTGGACAACGCTCTGAAAACAGTTCTGGCGGACTACCGGGATTACTTTCGGGAGCGGTTTGTAGACGGCCTCTCCATTCGCAAGTACGCATCTGCCCATCTACTCAACCGGGGCAGCGTGGATTACCTGCAAAAGAAGTTCCTCTCCGCCCTGGCACATCTGTTGAAGGAGCGGGACGAGGCGGAGGGCAAATGCCGCCTGCGGAAACCAGTAAAATTTTGAATTTACCCAGTCTCAAACGGAGCGTCTGCTGATAAAGCAGGCGCTCCGTTTTTCTGTCAAAAGTGTGTCAAAAGGATACATTTTCCGCAATAGAAAACAGAGAGTCAAAACGAGCGGACGAATGAGAGTATGTCAGTTCTATGTTGCGTGATAAGGGTCCTCGGCTTAAAGAAGAGAGGATAAGATTTGGAGGTTGGCATTATGAAAGAATCTACCTACAAAAACTACGATGACCTGCCGCTGTTTCTCAATGCGGAAATGATGGCAAAAGTACTGGGAGTATCCCCATCGTCAGGCTATGAGCTGATGCACGAGTCGGGCTTCCCGGTGCTGAAGATTGGTAGCCGCATGGTAGTACCCAAGGAGCAGTTTATCCAATGGGTGAATGAGCACACAGGAGGTGGACAATGAAGTACGGCAATTACAGGAATGGTTTCTTCCTGCCCAATGAGATTTTTCTCTGGGGACTGAACGCTGGTGGTTTGGCCGTGTATAGTTTCCTGCGGCGGTGCGAGAATCGCAAGACCCACCAGTGCTGGCCAAGCTGCAAAACTATCGGGAAGGCAGTGAACATGAGCGGGAACACCGTGCGCAAGTACATCCGTCAACTGGAGGAACGTGGCATCATTACCACCGAGCCGACTGAGGTCACCACCAAGACAGGAGAAAAACGCAACGGGAATCTGCGCTTCACTCTCCGCCCCATCCAGGAGATGATCGACGAACACTACGCCCGCCAGATGAAAGAATTGGAATTGGCGGCGGAGCGGCAGCGGGTGGCACAACTCCTGGCAGAGCGGGAAAGCCCCGCTTGACCGCCTGTGAGCCACTGTGCGGGCCTTTAACCGGCAGGGCAACACCCCCGCCGTGCACTGGCTGGCTTTCAACGCCGTGTTGGGGCTGTGTGCCGGAAATTGAAAGAGCAAAGGAGTAAGAGGTTTTCACCCCACCAAAGGGTGAACCGAGGGGTCGAAAATAGTGCAGGATAAAGGCCGGGGGTCGCTTGCGACCCCCGGCCGGGCCACACCGCCCCGCAACGCGGGGCGGGACAACGGTTTGCGAGATTTGCAGGGTGGGGATCATAGGTGGTCGGTTTGGCTCACTTCGGGGGTCACGAGTGGTCGGAATTGGAGGATTGCGCCCTCAAAGCCGCATGAAATCAGGGCTGTAAAGGTGAACCTGCGGGGTTCACCTCGGGGATAGCGGTCGTTTTTGGCATAGATTCAGGATACCAGGTCTCAGTGCGACATCCATCAAAAATTGCGCCGCAAAACAAAGAAAAAGACCCCGAAAAAATGTGAATTGTTTGATAACTCTGCGCCGTGCCCCTGGATAGTTTTCTCTTTCTGCGGTATGTTGTGTCGTTACAAAGGAGGCGAGCACCATGGCAAAGAAGCGAGCCAACGGCGAGGGAAATATCAGAAAAAGGAAGGATGGCCGGTGGGAGGGGCGGTACACCGCCGGATATGACGCCAAGACTGGCAAGCGGATTATCAAGAATGTGCTGGGTAAAACCCAAGGGGAGGTCAAGGAAAAACTCAAGAAAGCGCTTGAAGAAACCAACGGTTTAGACGTCAGCAGAGCAGCGGATGAGTACACCGTGGCAAGCTGGCTGCGGACGTGGTATGAACTCTACGCCAAGCCCAACGTCCGCAATCCGGACGGAAGCTTGGAGCTTACAAGACCCAAGACAGAGAATTCGGTTCGGCTGGTGTCTATCCCTCAAACTGCGGTAGATCTGCTGGTCCAAGAACATGCCCGGCATCCAGATAATCCGTATATGTTCCCCTCTCCCCTCACCGGAGAGTTGTACCACCCGGACAGCGTGGTAAACCTTCACAAGAAGATCCTGAAGGACGCCGGACTGCCTCACATTAGGTTTCATGATTTGCGGCACCCGTATGTCAAGCTCACGACAAAAAAATTTGCAACTTTTTTTGAAAATTTCCGGGCAACCGCATAGCTGCCCGTAGCTGTTCCATACGGCGTTCATGGCTCATGCCTCCTTTCACGGTTCCGCAGTTGCTAAGAAGTCCTGCGTAACATATTCAATCTCAATCCGGTCTCCCGGAAAGATATAGACCTTATTGATAAGCCGGTCAATCAGGGCTTGCGTCAGAGTGCCGGCACTGTCTACTTCCTGAACGATTTCACGCTGTTTCAGTCTTGCTTCGTAATCGCTTTGTATCTGTTTGGTCTGTGCGGTAATAGCGGCATGGACATTCTTTGCCTGCACCAGTTCCGCGTCATATACCGCTTTCCGCTCCCTGTAGGTTTCCAGGTCAATCTCTCCAAGCGCATACTGTTCATAGAGCTGCCGTTTACTGTCCTGGATAGAGTGCAGCTTATCTTCATGCTCGGCCTGCTGAACCGTCTGCAAATCCAGCTTGTCTTTGCTGCTGTCAATTCCCAGCGCCGGACACATCTGCGCCCGGATTATCTCAAAAACCGCCTGCTCCAGATCAACCATTTTTACCCTTACCCCGTGACAAGGAAGATTTTCTGCCACTTCGGAATGACGGCAGTAAAACCAGACATCATTTCTGAGTGACATGGCATGGTCGCAACATCCACAGAATACCTTTCCACGGAGAAGGTAGTCACGCTGCTTTTTATTGGGAAGGGAGAACCGCTTAATTGAAGCATTGGCTTTCTCAAACAGTTCCTTGCTTACGATTGCCTGGTGGTGATCCGGGATTTTGAACCACTCGCTTTCATCCTTCAATTTCATGCGGCGGCTGCCAATCTCCTGTACCTTGCGCTTACCGATCACATAGGTGCCGATATACCGTTGGTCCGCCAGCATCCGCAGCACCGTTGAACTGTTCCAGACGCCATGCGTTCGGGAAACATTGTAGTGATCTTTGCCTTTATTCCTCCGGTATTCTCCAGGCGTAGGAATCTTCATGGCGTACAGTTTCCTCGTGATCTCTGCGGCGGTATTGCCGTCGGCTGCCCATTCAAATATCTGCCGGACAATTTCTGACACTTCCTCGTCCGGTTCCATACGCCCGTCTGCGCTCTTACGGTAGCCATAAGGACAAATGACGCTTTGATACTCGCCCCGGCGCATCTTTGCGTATTTGGCGCTTTTCGTTTTCATGGACATATCCCGGCTGTAACACTCACTGATAAGATACTTAAAGGCAATGTCAATCCCTCCGGTATCTCCTTTGAAATTGGCGGTATCAAAATCGTCGCTGACAGAAATAAACCGGGTATGGTAAAGCGGAAACACTCGCTCAATGAAATAGCCGGTCTCAATGCTGTTGCGGCCAAACCGTGAAAGGTCCTTCACAATGATACAGTCAATTTTCCCGGCCTGCACCATTGTCAAAAGCTCCTGTACCGCGGGACGTTCAAAGTTGGTTCCTGTATGGCCGTTATCAACAAATTCCAGGACTTCGCTGTTATCCCATTCCTGCAGCGACATGGCCTTTTCCAGAAGGAGCAGCTTTTGGTTGGGAATACTCAAACTTTCCGTCTTGAAGTCCTCCACAGACAGGCGGATATAAAGGGCAATCACATATTTCTGCTTCATTTTACCGCCTCCCCCTGAAATTCACTCTTAAACCGGAAAAAAACACGGATATTCCGCTCATGGTCGATCTCAATCCGCTCAATCAGCCGTTCAATCAGTTCCGCCGTCAATACATGGTCCTGAGCCAGTGATTTTGCGTCTTTTTCCATTGCACGGTAGCGTACAAGCTGGTCATCCAGGGCATCCATATCTTTTTCAAGCGCCTCAATATCGCCGGAAAGGACAGTGATAGATTCCTCATAACCTGCTTTCAGTTCAAAATATTCATCGCTGGTTAAAATGCCCTGTACGAAGTTTTCATACAGCCCCCGGATTAAACGCCGCTGTTTCTCTATTTCCTGCCGTTTGGCAGACATTTGGGATTTCAGCCCGTCTTTTTTCTGTTTCTGCCTTGCCTCCAACTGAAAGAGAGGAAGGGACATACCCAAAGCAACGGACAGCTCTTTTTCTAAAATAGTGGTGACGGTTGCAATCAGCTCTGTCTCCTGCATCATCACGCCTTTGCAGGTATCTTTCGCCACACGGCTGTTCGTGAGGCAATGGAACCAGTAAATATCCGGGCCTTTTTTACGTTCCGCCCGTTGCCGGTGGAGGCTCCTGCCACAGTCGGCGCAGAATACCTTACCCTTGAAAATATTCGGGGTATAGGGGCGTTTGGGGACCGCCCGGCTTTCCTCGCAGACCTGTTTCCGGTATTCCTGTACCGCAGTAAAGAGTTCATGGCTGATAATCGGCTCATGGGTGCGTCTGGCAATAATCAGGTTGTCATCGTCAGCCTTGACCTGCTGGTGGTCCACCATCTTTGTTTTGCCCTGCACCAGATCGCCGGTATAAACTTCGCTTTCTAAAATCTTCATTACCGTGCGGGTCTGCCATTTGCCGCTCCCAATCAGGCCGGGGCTGGTGATTTCACCGGTGGATTTTTTGTAGTGGCTTGGCGCCGCAATCCCCATTTCATTGAGGTTACGGACGATACGGTTCAACGCTACGCGCTCATAAGCCCATTCAAAAATCTGTTTCACGACAGGAGCCGTATTCTCATCGATCAGCAGCTTGTGGCAGTTATCCGGGTCTTTCCGGTAGCCATAGGGTGCCCGTGCGCCAATATAATCGCCGTCTTTCATGGCCTGTCTTGCCTGTGCCTTGATCTTTCTTCCAATATCCAGAGAATAGGCTTCATTTATCATATTCTTCAGGGGAAGCATAATGCCGCCGTGAAGGTTGCCGGGGTCCGCCGTGTCAAACTGGTCCGTGACCGCAATAAAACGGACATTATGCGCATAAAAATACTGCTCAATATAATAGCCGGTATCAATAGAATTGCGTCCAAGCCGGGAAAGGTCTTTAACGATCACACAGTTGATATGGCCCGCTTCAATATCAGAGAGCATCTGCTGAAATCCGGGGCGGTGGAAATTTGTACCCGTCAGTCCATTGTCGATGTATGTGTCATAGACTACAAAATCCGGTTTGTCCGCCAGAAAATCATTCAGCACCAGCTTTTGGTTCTCCACGGAGCAGCCCCGTTTCTTGTTATCCTCCACGGAAAGCCGGATATACAGTGCCACATATACATATAAGGACGGCGCCGGCATGGGAGATTCCGTCTGTTTCCTGCTTTTTCTTGCCATTTAGCCTGCCTTCCTTTCTGCGGCCTGTTCCGCGATTTGCTCCGCCAGTGCGACGGCCTTTTTATATTCATCCTGATAGTTAAATTCAATATGCAGCTCGTCCTTGCCGATTACCCAGATACTGCGGATAAGCTGCATGACCGCACGGCGGTCAATTTCTTCCATTGTGGAGAACTGCATGAAATGGTTGATCCAGCGGTTCCGCTCGCTGCGGTTCTCCAGTACATCCGTCAGGCGTTCTTCCCATTCGTCAATCGCCTTTTGCAGAAGTTCAATGTCGGCATTGTATTTCCGCTTATAGGAAAGATATTCTTCTTTGGTGAGAATCCCGCTTACCAGGTTCTCATAGAGCTTTGTCTTGAATCCCTCGATCTGCGCCCGCTGCCTTTCGTTTGCCTTGATCTGCGCGGTATATTCCTGAACCAGTTCCCGGTTGATCCGCTCCTGACTAATACTGGACAGCAGAGCATCCAGGGAAGCTACATTTTCAATATGGCCTTTCAAGCTGTCCTGCACACACTCGATCAAGTCTGTTTCCTTTAACATGACAGAGGAAGTACAGCCATTTTTCTTTCCGGTCGGGCAATAGTAGTAGTGGTATTCCTTGTCCTTGTAACGGTTCGTCTTGCGGGTCATGCGGCAACCGCAGCACCCGCAGATTAAAATGCCGGAGAACAGGTAGACCTTATCTGACTTTGGAGAGGTGCGGGTATCAATCCTTCGGAGCCTCTGCACCAGATCAAAATCATGTTTCTGGATAATTGCCTCGTGGGTACCCTCCACACGGACCCATTCGGAGGAAGGCTTGTCCTCACGCTCTTTCAGCTTGAAGTGGGGCGTCGTCTGCTTTCCCTGTACCAGCGTTCCGGTGTAGGTTTCATCCTGCAAAATACGGATAATGGTAGTCGCAGACCATTTACAGTCCTTGCGATCCGTATAGCCGCCTTTTGCATGGGGCATCCCGTGATTGCGTTTATATGCCAGTGGGGAAAGTATGCCCATCCGGTTCAGTTCATCCGCAATATGGGAAGCGCTAAACCCTTCCAGACGCTTTCTGAAAATATCCCGCACCACACCCGCCGCATATTCGTCAACTTCCAGACTTTTATGCTTATCGCCGGTTTTTACATAACCGTAAATGGTAAAGGCTCCGACAAAATCACCGCTGCGGCGTTTCACATCCAGGGCGCTCCGGGTCTTTACAGAAATATCCCGGCTGTATGCCTCATTCATAATATTTTTGACAGAGACGGTAAGGTCATCGGCAGCATCGGTTTCCGTGTCCACGTTATCATTGATGGCGATAAAACGGACGCCGTAAGCCGGGAACACCCGGCGCATATAACGGCCAGTTTCTATGTATTCGCGTCCCAGGCGGGAAAGGTCTTTTACAATTACGCAGTTGGCCTCGCCCTGCTCGATCATCCGCATCATTTCCTGGAAGGCCGGACGGTCAAAAAGAACGCCGCTGTAGCCGTCGTCAATCTTTTCCGCAACAACCTCAATTTCCGGATGCCTGGCAATGTAGTCGTCGATCAGCCGCCGCTGGTTGGCAACGCTGTCGCTTTCCACTGATTTGTCATCCGTATAAGAAAGACGGATGTACTTAATGGTCTTGTAAACCTGCATAAAAAAACACTCCTTTCTTTGCGCAGAAAAATCCCCGCAATTCAAGAAGTGTGGCTATGCCGTATTCAATTCCTTTTCCGATTTCTATTCTACCACGACCTCGCGGGAAAGTCAGCCCCTTACTGAAAAATATCCGGCTTACCGCAGGATTCCTTTGATACATTCCTCCAGCGTGGCGCCGCCGGAAGCAAAACTGGCGTGGACGGTAAACTGTCCGCACTTGAAACGGTAAGGGTTTTTGATCTGTCGGACAAATTCTGCAATCCGGTCCTCACGGGAAAGCTCCCTGTCAACCGTAACATCCCGAATGTCTACCAATGTACCGGTTCCGCCAACAGCAGGCGTGTGTTCCATAATATCAGCTCCTTCCTGAAAATTCCTGGTTATCAAAACCACATGAATAGGCCGGACCCACGGCTACTAAGCACATAAATCCGGCCCATTGTATCTGATTTCGATTCTGTCTGCCGTATTTGCCACGCACCCCCGGCAAGCCCTGAATATACAAAGCTGGGGCTGTTACAGGCTGCGGTCAGCTTTGCCGCATCATAGCCCCGCATACGCCGCCGCTTTGCCAGAGCAAGCAAACGCCGCAGGAACTCTCCCCAAGTCTTTAGGGAGCCGTGAAGAAGTACCATTATGATCTGCGCCGTCATCGCGCCCGGCCTGCCACAGCCGGTTTTGTGGGTTACGTTGATCGCTCGGACAGCCTGATTCATCACCTCCTCGGCTGCCTGTCTCCGCGCCGTCCCATCTGCCGCTCGGAACACAGAATGAAGTACCTGTAACAGCGTATATTCGGTTGTCAAGGAGCAGGCGAGGGGCGTGGCAGTTATGACAGTATTTCAGTTAGGGCGGGCCGGAGAGCATGCTGCACGGCCACACCCGTCAGGCTTGTCCTACCGAATATGTCCCTCTATTAAGTAGTACATTTTTCGGGTAAAACGACGTGGCCTTTTATAATTTTTTTTCAAAATATTTTTCCAGACTCCTAAGGCCACGACGAATACTGTCTTTTACAGAGTTTTCAGAGCAGCCCTCCTTCCTGGCGATATCAGCTTTGCTCATACCGAGGAAAAAGTGTTCATAAATTCGATGGCGCTGTTTCTCCGACAAGGCAGACAATCCTTTGAAAATCAGTTCCGACGTCTGCTGCTGTTCTAAAATTTCCTCTGGTGTGGGCTGGTCCATCAGCGCATCCCTCTCTATGCCCTCGTGTCCTTCCAGGGAATAAAATGCTTGATAACGGTATGTACGAATCCGGTACGCTTCTTCCAGCAAAGTATACTCCCGAAGCAGCAAAGCGACTTCATCCGGCACTTCAACGATCACATCCGATGTATAAAACGGGTAATAGTCCCGCAGATTGATTTCTTTCATGGGTATTTCCTCCAATTTCAATTTGTTTGAGTGGATAAGCAAAATCGAAATCAGAGGGCGGGGAGCGGCATCCCGGACAGCCTTCTGTAACACAGGCAGCCGGAAGGCTTGTATGATCCGCAGATAAGAAAAAAGCGCGTACCTGTTTTGCTATAGGTGCGCGCCAAATGGAACAATTTGATGATTGCGGGGAGAAAAGATAAAAATATGTCGATACAAAAAGCGCCGCAGCCTTTTGAGCTGCGGCACAAAAATATATTTGATTATATCGTTGTCGTTTCCTGTGGAAATATAAGACTTTCCCAATGCACATGTTCGCCCCCATATCTGGGGGAACATAAACAGATCAGTCAATATGTGTGAATATTTCCCCCAATCTGTTTCTTTGGGGACATTATATAAGGTATAACTATCAGCTTCCTTGTACTTGTCTTTCAGAATACTCCAATATTCTCATTTTTTATTATTGACTTTTTGAGAATTAAATTTATATCCAACACCACGAACGCTGGTTACGTATTCTGGCACATCAGGGGAGATTTGAAGTTTCTGACGCAATCGGCTCATAAGATTATGGATGGCCTGCGCCGTGACATCTATATAATCCTCATCCCACACATGGTAAGCGATGGTTTCAAAAGTCAGTACCCGCCTCCGATTGATAATCAGAAGATGGAGAGCATCAAACTCTTTAGCAGTCAGATCAATTTCCTGATCGCGGATACATACCGTTCTCCCTTCCAGGCAGAAATACAAATCGCCGTCCCGGATTTCTGTTAATGTCTGTATAGAATCTGCCTGTGCAGGAGAGTTGTTGAAGACATCAGGAAGACTGCCGGAAAAAGAACAATCCTGTATATTTCTGGTAATAACATAAGAAGTCAGTTCTTTTTGCTGTTTTTCATCAAGTAAGACAAACAGCTTCTCGGCAATATCTCCACCGGACTCTGACAAGTCAAGCACTGCTAATTTCCCATGCTGTCACCACCTCTTTCGTTCTCTAAAGTCTCTTTCAATTTTTGAAACGACTCATCGCTGATAACATGCTCAATTCGACAGGCGTCTTGTTCGGCGATATTCCTATCAACTCCCATAAAAACAAGCTGCTCTGTAAAAAACAAATGGCGTTCATAGATTTTCTCGGCAATCCCCAGACCTATGGCGGTCAGATGGAGGAATCCATCATCATCCACAGTCAGAAAACCGCCGCTTTTCAAAACGCCCACCGCATGACTGACACTCGGTTTGCTAAAGCCCATGTGCCGGGCAAGGTCAATGGAGCGGACCATGCCTTGTTTCTTTTGGAGTATCAGCACAGCCTCCAGATAATCCTCCCCGGACGCATGAATCTTCATAGGACCTCCTATCCTCAAAGGTTATACCGCCCAGCCAAGGCTCTCCTGCTGGATGTAGAACAACTTGTGATACAAACCTTTTTTCTTCATCAGTTCATCATGTGTGCCGCATTCCACCAATTTTCCATTGTCGAGGACAATGATCTGGTCGGCATCCACAACGGTACGAAGCCGGTGAGCAATCATAATGACCGTCTTGCCCTCCACCAGTTTTGCAATGGCCCGCTGGATTAAAACCTCGTTCTCCGGGTCAAGGGATGCGGTTGCCTCGTCCAGAAGAATGATCTGGGCATCTTTCAGCAGCGCGCGGGCAATGGAAATCCGCTGACGCTCACCACCAGAAAGCGTGCTGCCGTTCTCTCCAAGGACAGTCTGATAACCGTCCGGCAATCTCTGGATAAATTCGTCACAGTATGCCGCCTTTGCCGCCGCCATGACCTGCTCCTCGGTAGCGTTCCTATTGCCTACACGGATATTGTTAAAAACAGTATCGTTGAACAGGGTCACATCCTGGAATACAAAGGACATACAGCGCATCAGGTGTTCCGGTTCAATGGTGCTGACATCCATACCACCAATGGTGATCTGGCCTTTTCTTACATCCCAAAAGCGGGCGATCAGTTTGGAAATCGTACTTTTGCCGCTGCCGGAAGGCCCTACCAGGGCCGTTACGCTGCCAGCAGGAATAGAAAAAGACACATCCTTGATAACATCGTCCTGGTTATATCCGAAAGTGACATCTTTCAGTTCAATGTCATACTTGGATACATCCTTATCCTCGCCCTCCATAGCGGGCGTGGTCAGCAGAGTACGCATACGGTTGGTGACAGTCTCCAAATGAAACAGAGAGGTCAACTGTGAGAGAATGGCAAGGATCGGGCCGTAAATCTGTGTGGAGAACATGAGCAGCACCAACAGGGGGAGCAGTTCAATTTTGCTGCCGGTTATCAGCACCGTTCCAATGAAAATGGTGATGCCAAGTCCTGCTTGCAGGATCAGGCTGGCTCCCTGAACCAGAATACCGGAGGCCAGTTCCACCTTAATGGCGATTTTTCTCATGGCCTGGAGTGCTTTATCCAACGCATCAAAGCGGGAACCGCCAAGGCCGCAGGATTTGATGATTTTGATACCTTCCAGGTATTCCTGAATCTGGCTGGACGCCTCCAGCTTCACATCCACCTGTTTGTCAAACAGACGAAGCTGCAACTTGCGCCCGCCCAAGATGATAAGGAATGTGACCGGCATTGTGCAGAAGATAGCCAGGGCCATGCGCCAATCAAAAAACGCCAGACAAATACAAGTCAGAGTAACAGAGATAATATTCGCAATCAGCGGCGGGATGGTACTACTGAGCATGGATTCCATGCTGCTGCAATCCGCCATCATGTTGGTGGTAATGTCGGACAAGTCCTTTGTGTTAAAGAAGCTCATGGGGAGCTTGCGAAGATGCTCCGCGATCCGAAGTCTGGTCGTGCTGGCCTCCTTATAGGAAGCAATATAGGTTTTCCTATAATCGTTTTTCGCGGCCAGGAACACCAGAATAGCCGCCACCAGCCCCAGGCCCAGCAGCTTCCACAACGCGGCCCACGAAATTGCTTCTCCAGTAAACGGCTTTAACAACTCCCAAAAGAGCAGGCAGGCTACCATAGACGGAAGCAACAGCGCGATATTGGTTATTGTGCAGGCCGTAATCGCTTTTTTCAGGTCGGAGTAGCCTTTCTCCGACAGCATTAACTTTTCTTTCAACTTACTCATAGATCACACCGCCTTTCCTGTGCCAATTTTCCAGTTGATCGACTCCGTATAGCTGCTCCACATCTGTGCGTATTTTCCGTTCTTCTTCAGCAGCTCGTCATGGGTGCCGGACTCAATCAGACAGCCCTTTTCCATGACAAGGATCTGGTCAGCATTACGAATCGTGGACAGGCGATGGGCGATCATTACAACCGTTTTATTCTGGATCAGCTTTTCAAAGGCTTTTTGAATCAGGTACTCGTTCTCCGGGTCGCTGAACGCGGTTGCCTCGTCCAGAACGATAATGGGCGCGTCTTTTACGATAGCCCTTGCAATGGCAATCCGCTGGCGCTCACCACCGGAAAGGTGGACGCCGGTGCTGCCGATCACGGTCTGGTAGCCGTTCGGAAGCTGCTCAATAAATTCATGGCATCTTGCAGCCTTTGCCGCCGCAATAACCTGTTCTTCCGTAGCATCTGGATTTCCCATACGGATGTTGTCCAGGATGCTCTGTTTGAACAGGAACGTATCCTGAAATACGAAGCTGACCTTATCCATCAGCGCATCCAGCGGAATGTCCCGAATGTCAACGCCGCCGATTTGAATACTTCCGTCCGTCACATCATAAAACCGGGAGATCAAGCTGGCGATGGTACTCTTGCCGCCACCGGAAGGGCCGACAATGGCTGTCACCTTGCCTTGCTCCGCAAGGAAGGAAACATGAGACAGGGCCTTGACCTGGGAATCGGCTTCGTAGGAAAAGCTGACATCCTGAAAAGCAATCCCATAGTTTTTAATTGTTGCCGCCGTACTCTTTTCGGGCAGGGTCGGGATACGCAGGATTTCATCCATACGCTCCACGCTGCCGTCAATCTGCGTGAAGGACTCCGAGATATACATGATCTTATTCAGGATGCCGGAAATCGCATGGACAATAATCAGGTAGAAAATGAATGTCAGCGAATACTCCCTGAAATCCGTGGTGTGCATCCCAATCAGAACGCCCACGGGAATCAAAAGCAGATAAATATTGTTGATGATCGTGGTAAAAGCAGGCATACAGTTCTGCCAGCCCAATGCGTACTCCAGCACGAAAGAGGTATAGTCTGTAATGGATTTGCTCAACCGCTTAAAGGAATCGGCGGTCTGATTAAATGCTTTGATCTCCGACATACCGCGCACATATTCCACGGAGGCGCTGTTCATGTTTTCCTGGGAGGTCTGGAAACGGTGCATTTTTTCCTTTGCCTCTCCGTTGAAACCCGCAAACTGCACGATAAAGGCCAGAACAATACCGACCAGACAAACCACACCATACCGCCAGTCAATTCCAAGAAGAATGATGACCAGAACAAGCGGCGCGACCAGCGAGGCCACAAAATCCGGGAGCTGGTGAGCGATGAATTTCTCAACGCTTTCGATGTTTTCGTCCATGATCTTTCTCATTTTGCCGCTGCCCAGGGTCAGATGATACCCAAGGGGAATCTGCATGATGTGGTCGGCAAAGGCCACCTTCAATTCATAAAGCGTTCCAAACGCCGCAACGTGGGAACACAACAGGGCAAAGAAGTAAAATACGATGTTCCCCAAAATTCCGGCCAGGGCCAGCCAGCCCCAGGTTGAGATCGTGGAAACATTCAAGAGTGACATATCCGGGTAAACAAACAGGATTTCCCGAATGATGTAGTAGATTGATAAGTACGGTACAAAAGAACAGATCGCAGCCAGCGCCGCCAAAACCCCTGCCAGGAACACCAGCCCTTTATGGCCGGAAGCCAGTTCCAGGCAGCGTGCCAGTCCGGTTTTCGGTTTCGGCTGCTTTTTGTTTTGCTGTGCCATTTCTAACCCTCCTTTTTGTCATATCCAATTTTGTCTAAGAGAAGCTCTGCTCCCCTGATTTGAAAATCATCGGTAATGCAGCCGTTCTCCAGGCGTATTGCCCGCTCACAGCAGGCAAGCGCACACTCCGCGTCATGGGTAATGACGATAATGGTGCGCCCCATCTTCGCCAGCTTGCGGATCATCCTGCTGACATTCCGCATATTTGTACCGTCCAGCCCGCTTGTCGGTTCGTCCAGTACGATGATCGGCGCTTCATGCATCAACGCCACGCCAAGGGCCAGCCGCTGCTTTTGCCCTCCTGACAGTGTGGAGGGATGCTGTTTGACAAACGGCATCAGCTCCAGGGCCTCCAGAATTTCCTCCGCCGCTTTTTTCCGCTCCGGGCTGACCTCCGCGCCGGTAGTCAGTTCGTCCAGCAAGTCCTCACCGAAAAGCTGGCTGTCTAAATCCTGGGGAATGTACCAGACCTTTCCCAAGCGGCCTTTCGGTCTGCAATGCTTTCCGAACAAAACGACTTCGCCGGATTTCTCTTTCAATAGCCCTGCCAGGATTCGTCCTATGGTGCTTTTGCCCGTCCCGTTAGGGCCAATCAGGGCTACCACTTCTCCCTTGCGGCATTGAAAGTCAATATCCTTTGCCACAATCGTCTCACCAAAAGAGTGGTTCAGCTTTTTCACTTCCAGAACAACCTCGTTGGTTGCCGCAGATGGGATTTCCGCCTGCTCGATCTGGTGCAGGTCAGGAGTGCGAAGCCCCAGCGCCCGGATTTCCTGATTGGACAGGGCTTTCATCTGCTGTGCGGTAAATTCCCGCACAATTTTCCCTTTCTGCACACACAGGAAACGGTCTGCCAGATCCATCAGATAGTAAAGCCGGTGTTCCGCTATGATGATGGTTTTTCCCTGCTGTTTCAAATCGCGGATAATGTCTGCAAAGCGGTAGGTGGATGCAATATCCAGATTGGCAGACGGTTCATCCATGACATAGATTTCCGGGTCAATCGCCTCCGCAGACGCAATCGCAACTTTCTGGCGCATCCCATAAGACAGGCTGTGCAGACTGTGATCCAGAATGTCCTGAATTTTGATGTCCG